CGGCGATGTGTTGGATGTGTCGGAGGTAGAAAAATGACTGAAAAACTAGGCGTGCTACTGGTCGATGTGCCAGATATAATGTTTTTTAAATACAACTACATTATAGACACAGAAGAAGCTGGCACGAGTACATTTATTATAAATGGAACAGATTTTTTAGAAAAATTAGAGAGGTTAGCCTACAAATGCACCGCTGAAGAAGCTAAAAAATATCCACAATTTCGGTGGGTAGCGTTGGAGGGTTTGGAATGACCATTAAAGAACTAATCAATGAATTGCAGATGTACGACGAGGACAAAGAGGTTGTTTTAACGATAGCCAACGTGCATCCAGTTTTGCATGAATTAATAGATTTGGAAACTGGGTTGGTTCGTCTTTCGTCGGATTGTCAAATCGGCTTTGAATTCAATCTTTTATCAGACAATCGTCTGGAAATTGAGGGTGTATGGTAACGAAATATTTTAAGGGAGATTTGTATGATTAACAATGTTGTATTGGTCGGTAGATTGACGAGGGACGTAGAGCTACGTTATACACCGTCTAATCAAGCCGTTGCGACTTTTACTTTGGCGGTTAACCGCAATTTTAAAAATCAATCGACAGGAGAGCGTGAAGCTGACTTTATCAATTGCGTGATGTGGCGTCAGCAGGCTGAAAATCTGGCTAATTGGACCAAAAAAGGTCACTTGATTGGTATTACTGGTCGAATCCAGACACGTAGCTACGATAATCAGCAAGGGCACCGTGTCTACGTTACTGAGGTAGTTGCTGAAAGTTTCCAGGTATTGGAAAAGCGTGATAATGCAGCTAATCAAGCAAGTATGGAAGACCAGATGCCACCAGGAATCAGTGGTCAGCCGACGGATATTACTGACGATGGATTGCCGTTTTAGGAGGTATACATGAGTCGGATTGTAAATTTTGGAAACGGCATTACAGCCAGACAGCGTGATGTCATTATCGCAAAATTATTGATGTGGTGCAGTAGACCAATAGTAAAAGGTCAACCGTTTCGTAGTCAGAAAAGGAATAACTTATTTAGAGAAGTTATCAAAAAAACTTTAAATTACTACTTAGGAACACTTTTTTCAGATGAAGATATGGCTTTGATTTATCAAAGATTAGGTAATGGAATCAATCCAGAATTGACTTATAGATTTATTGATAGTGGGTTTGATACTGGAGTGTTGAATGACAGCTGATATTGTTCAATTTATTCCAAAACATGATATATGTCACGAATGCTACAAGAGAAGAGCGACAAAGCTATGTGATTTTATAATTGGTCAAACAGGAATAACATTCTATCGGAGTTACAGTTTATTTAAAAATCAGCAACCAAGGTTTCTTACTTGCGACAAGCCACTCTGTGACAGATGTTCCAACAGATTTCATGGTATGGATTTATGTAGGAATCACAATAAAAAAATGACAGGAGGAAAATAATGAGTAGACCTGACCGCTATCCCTACTCTCAGGATCCATGGGTAATTGAAAAGACTAGGACTTTTTCAATTGTCAATGGAAAGTATGGTACACACACGAAAGTCACGATGTATCGAAACCTATTTACAGGCAAAATCAAACATGATTGGATTGAATGGAGGACAGGATTTAATGACTAAACTTATTGGATTCGGGCGTTGCCTCGGAAAAACTACAATGGCTATTTTGGAAAGTCATGCGACAGGACATTATATTGTCTGTGCTAACCGTAGGATGGCTGATGATACTTTTAGGTTTGCAAAACAGCTTGGCTATACTATTCCTTTTCCGCTATCTGTCTCAGATACACGATTTGATGGTCGTAAATATTCGGATGAACCAGTGATTGTTGATAACGTTGAAATGGTTTTAGAATCCTTATTAGGATGCCCAGTCGAAACAATCACATTCAATAGTCCAAATGTAATTACTACATACGACCGATACATTCAAGAAATATCTGAGCTAAAAAAGGAATTGGCAGCCTGCTATCGAGAGAAAGAAGAAGACCAGGCTATCATCGAGACCCTAAAAGACAAATGCGTGGACCTCATGCTTGAAAATGCTGACTATGTCTGGGATGAGATGGCTAGAGAAACAGCTAAGAAAAGAGCTAATAAGAGAAAATGGAGGGCAAAATGATTACAATCACTCTTGACGAAGAACTATTGACAGCACTTGTTTTTGCAGCAGCTCAAAGCTCCTGTGTATTTGATAGAAATGCATTGGAGGAGAACCAGTTGTGGCTTTTACACTGTTGCGACTATAACGAACCTGTATATGAGGTGGCAAAGCAAATCAACATAGATGACATTCAAGACGAAAGTTACAGATCTTATTTCTATGAAGTAAAGGCAAAAGGTGATAAATACTATTCGGAGGTAGATAGAAAATAAAAAGGCCAGCGATTGCTGCCCTCATCTATGCCAATTTTCAACTACATTATACCATAGAAATGGAGGAAAGCAATGAAAAGTGTTGAGCCGATACGTGATAAAGACGACATTGAGCGGATGAAGGATTTTATGGAAAGTTGGAATCAAAGGAATTTTCTGCTCTTTGTCTTTGGTTTAAATTCTGGATTGAGAATTAGTGATTTATTAAAGTTAAAGGTTCGGGATGTGTTAGATTCACATGTCGTTATAAAGGAGCAAAAGACTGGTAAACAGAGGAAATTTATTATTAACAATTATTTAAGAAGACAAATTGACAAATATATCAAAGCTAAAGTTTTAAAACCATATGACTATCTTTTCGAAAGTAACAAGAGAGATAGTAACGGTAAGAAAAGGCCAATTGGCAGGGAACAAGCTTGGAAAATACTTAATAAATGCGCAAAGGCTTGTGGTTTAAAAAGGATTGGTACTCATTCGTTAAGAAAAACTTTCGGTTATCATATGTATAAGAAAGACCATAATGTAGCGCTATTGATGGAAATATTTAATCATGCATCACCAGATATCACATTACGGTATATTTGTATTACCCAGGATGAAACAGATGAGGCAATGTTTGGATTTAGCCTATAATTTTTTTAAAAAAAAGCGATAAAAAGAAACATATCGAAAAAATGTTGCATTGCATTTTAACAAAATAACTTTGAAGCCTTGCAGAATATAGCGATTGAGCCTATTTATCAAAAGGAAACAGAATATAAGATATGTTGCTTTTTTGGGGGAAAAAGTAGAAGTGGAGGAATAGAAAAGAAAGTGGATAAAATATGTCTAGATGGAGATGTGTATGAGCCGCATACAGTTAAACTTACGATGAATGACGATAAGAATACTGCTTATAGTGACCTCGAGAAAGCTTATCAATCATTTGTAAAATCAAATGCTGATAGCCGAGCAAAAGCAGAAGCGGATTTGGCAGAGGCAGGCAGACGGATTGAGTTGCTGGTTACGCATTTTAATTATTCCGAAGATCATTTTTGGGAATTTATTAAATCTTGTATAGTGGCCTATAAATTAGTATTTGGAAATCCGTTTAAAAACAGCAGACAACAACTGACTGCTGAAGACTCTCAAAAAATGAGTCACATAATTGCAAAGAATCTTGAAAAAACTGCAAAAGAGATAAAATTACATCAAGAATTTCGAAAAAGGTTTAATATACAAACTCGCAGTTTTGATGATAACAAGGCAGAGCATCCTTTACTGTCGAAAAAACAAAATTTCTAGGAGGGCTTGATGAACATTGAACAAAGACTAAAGAAGCTGAAGCGTTTTGAGATACTTGTACGCTCTAAACAACGTGAGCGAAACGTGCTCGGCAGCATGATTTCGCAATTTAGCGATGAGATGACCGAAAAGGCAAAGAATCGTTGCAGAGCTATTGACGACGAAATTAGCTGGCTATACGACGAGCGGGAGCAATTAGTCCATGATATTGAGCATTTGGATGATCCCGTTGAGTCAATTGTGTTACGACTGTACTATGTAGACGATAAGCCTTGGAACGTGATTGCATACGACATGAACTATAGTATCAGAACATTGCAGAACATTAAGCGCTCGGCAATCCGGAATCTTAGTAAAAAAATAAACCAAGTCGAATGACTTGGTTTATTGAGTTGTATGTTAACTTTTGTGGACATAAAAAGACCCTATTTGGATTTAGGGTCTAAAAAAATTATTTTTTAAAATGATTGATAATTTCATTGTAAAAATCATTTAATTTCTCAGTTTCATCGCTAGTCAAATCTGACAGAGTGAATACACGACCAAAATTGTCCAATCTTTCTTGGTCAGCTACACTATAACTATCGTTGTCTGCGATTACTTTCATAAGTTTAATATGTTCTTTCTTCGCTCTATCATCAAGTTCTCTCATTCTAAATTTGACGACGTTTCCGTCTTTTTCAACTTCAACTAAAGCCTCTGCAATTCGTAGTGATAATGGAAATCCGCTTGTGCTGGATTCAATTTTGTTAATGATTTCTTGTGATGATGTAATGATATTCATTTTGTGTCCTTTCTTAAAGTCGTTAATTTGACAATATTATAACATTCTTTTTATCACAATAAAACTATTGTTGACAAATTAATTATTTTTATATATACTAATCACGATTTATATTTAGTTTTGGTTGCTGATTTTCTCATCAGTTAAGTCAAAATAAGGCTAGATCGCATCCAACTCATCAAGAGTGAGCACCGACTCGGTGCTTTTTTTGTTCATCAACTCGTTATCGAGTTTACTTTACAAAAATTTCATTCAAAGTCTTGATGGCATATTCTGTAAGTTGACCATCCTTCCTAATCGCTTCTTTCTTAAATAGCGATGTAGAGCTATTTGTGTCTTTGAGAAATGCTTTAGATCTAGTTACTTGACCTTTTTTGTTAAACCAAACTCTGATAAAAGAAACTGTTTCTTGAGTTGCGTTGAATACTAATGTACTTGCTGTTAAATACTTGAAATTTAGAGTGTGGAATTCGTCCCAAGTAACGTCCGCAACTTGAATTTGGCCGCAAGTTCTGATTGTTTTCATAATTATTTCCTCTCTTTTTTTAAAATTTTTCTATCAAACGGTATAAACCATTTTCGAATTTGCAAACTGCCCAACCATCAACTGGTTCAGCTGTAGGGCAATGTTGTCCATTTAAAATTCCATGCTCACGTTCCTCGCGAGTGTTGAAATTCCAGTGGTCTGCAACTCTTAGACTGCCTTCAGGTTTGTGATTCCAACCAATCTCTTTAGAACTGTAAAAACTATAGCTAAAAGGGCTAGTACTCCATTCGTCCGTCCAATTTTTTACAATCCAGATAAAAGCATTGAGTTTTGATTCCTGGTCAGAGTAAATTTTGAGTGTACCATCCCACTCAAACAATTCAATAAATTTTAAAAGAAGTTTATAGTTTTCTGCAATTTTTTGAAGAATACTTGCATTGATTTCACCGTTTTTTGTCGGAAGCACTTTGATTTCTTCTGCAGAAACGATAAACGAACTCTCATCTGTATTGTTGAAACTTAATTTTGCAAGGGAGGAGTACTGTTTTATTCCTTGATCCTCGTCTTTTAATACAAATTTGCGTCCGTCAATTTTATATTTCATGCTCACTTTCATGATATTTTCCCCCTAGGCCTTTGCCCTATTTATTTTTTAATGACTAGCCAACCCTTGCAAGTTGGCTGATGGCTTAGAACCGTGTAGCCTTATTTTTAGTGTGCTTCAAGTGTTGCCAATGCGTATGCGATATCCTGTACGCTGTATATTCTATTGCTGTAGTGATAATTGGCTTCAGCGCTATGGATTGTACACGTTGGATAGCTTCCTCTGTTATTTGATAAATACAAGTTATATCCGTCGTTTTCGATATGCAAGCCGTCCCAATCAGGTAGGGTTTTCAATTCTTTGTAAAGCTGTTCAGCTTCTGTTTTTTTGCTTTCCACAAGCTCTTCAAATGTTTCTTCATCGTATTCAACGAATACGAAAGTATTACCGCCCGCCAAAATTTCTTGCGTAATTTCGCAATAGCTGACTTTCGAAAATTGCGATTTGACCAGGCTTTCAACCTCTTTCTTGCTGATTTCGATATTTTTGATTGTGATATATAGCGAACGTTCATATCCCGGATTTGCTTTTCTTACCCCAAAATCTTTAGGGTTGTAGCCGTGCAGTTTTAAGAATTGCTTGACGCCTTTAGCGTCCGCTTCAAATTCTACTTTGACCTCAATTTTTGGACGTGCTTTCTTCGCTTGACGTTTAGCGTTAAAGGCTTTAATACGTTCATTCATAGCGATTAGTTCGGGTGTTAAGTTTGTCATGGCTTTGTGCCTCCTTGTTTTTGTTTTTTTTAATGACTAGCAAGCCCTTGCAAGCCTGCTGACAGCTTTAACTGTGTAGTCTTACCTTATTCCGAGATGTGCCAACGGCACTTGGATGTATTTATAGACCAGATGGCTTGCTAATGTCTCTTGATATGTGCTGCCATCTTCGAATGTGGTAGTAACTGGGATTTGGCTGATGCCAAATAGTGTGATAATGATGAGTATGATCGTGATTGCTTTTTTCATTTGGTTGCCTCGCTTTATTAATAATCGCTTATCTGCATTTCATAAGGTTTCAAACCTGTGTATTCGCAAATCACTTTTTCAATTTCGTTTTTTATTTCAACGCTTGGTAAAGTGACCCAAATAAATTTATAAAATTTCTCTACTTTGATTTTGATTCCTTTAGTATCAAAACCTTGTTTCTTTAATTCCGCTTTGATTTCTTTCGCTGTTTTCATGTTGTACCTTCTTTCTTTCTTTTTTTGAGGTACGCAAAAAGCGTACTTGACTAGACCAAGCACGCATGATACAATATTAGTATCTTACATGCTTAGCGTGTGAGTGGTTCAGCTCTTAACGTGTCAGCTCGCCAAAGTAGTCACGTTAGGGGCTTTTTTATTTCTTTATGGTTTAAGTTTATCATACGCTCAAACGTATGTCAAGAGAAAAGATAATTTTTTTTAAAATTTTTTCTTTTCTTCTAAAATTAAATCTTCTAACTCTTCAAGGTCTTCTTTTGTAGCCTTGGTTCTTACGAAGTTTTTTGCTGTACTCTTTGCGCTAGTGTATAGACGTTTCTGTCTATTTTCCTCGCTTGCGTGATAGTAGCGTTTATTCGCTTCATTCTGTTGGGCTTGCGTTGCGTATCCTTTACGCTTTTTTTCTTGCATAGCTTACCTCCTTTATGTTACAATATTATCAGGAAAGAGGTAAGGCAATCACTTGACCACCTTACCGAGGAAAATTAGCAGAAGAGTTGAATCAACTCTACAACGACATCAATCAAAGTAACGACGGCAATCGTTAGGTTGATTAGTTCAGAGCGTTTCAGCTCTTTTTCTTTTTGTCTTGCGACTTTTCTGCTATGCATTTCCCCACCTCCTTTCGCTCCTGATAGCTAGGAGGCTGTGGATTTCGAAAGTCTGTCACCCTTTCGATGATATAAGTTTATCATACGTTCAAACGTATGTCAAGCATTTTTATAAAAAAATTAAAATATTTTTTTAAATCGCTCAGAAACCGCACAAAATCAATATTTTAGCCCAATAAATTTTTTTTGAAAATATCAAACTTTTGCGCAAATTTACCAAATTTGCGCTTTTTTTGCGTTCTAATAGTAGAAAGATGAAATCAAATCCATTTTATAAAACATACAGATGGCAACAGAAAAGACTTGAAGCACTAAAACGAGACAAGTATAGATGTGTTTGGTGCTACGAAGCTGGCAAACTGACAACAACTAGACTAGAAGTTGACCACATAGAAGAATTAGAAAAGAATCCAGATAAAGCGCTAGACCTGACAAACCTTCGAACCTTGTGTAAAGACTGTCATAATAAGCGCCACAATCGGTTCAAATCAAGTAAAAAGCAATGGAATGATGAGCAATTCGAATGGTAAATTGACATAGTTGTAAACGTTAATGCGAAACGTTCGGAAATTCCATACGCAAACACCCCCCGGTCGAAAAAAAGTGGTGATTTTACCCAAGCCCCCAGACCGGCGGCCAGTTTTCTGACCAAAAATCGGGGTATGCGTGCGTAATTAGGGGAGGGGGGTAAATAACGAAAAAGGAGTTGACTAATGAAAATTGGCGAATTAAAAAATGAGCTTATGAGTCTCATAAATACGGATAGTCAAATTGAAGTTGAAAAAGTTGAGCGCTATCTGAATTTGGTCAAAATTTACAAAGAATTAGACAAGACTTTGAAAAAAGATGGCTACATGATTGTAGTGAAAAATGGAGCTCAAAGTTTTCTAAAAGCAAACTCTGCTATTGGGGAAAAAGTCAAGATTAATCAGGCTTTGATAAAGCTCGGTGAGTTTTTTGACAAGAAGCAAGAGGAACGAGATGCGGCCTCAAAAAATACAAATTTTGCTGACCCGAATGAGTTCTTGTAGGCGGTGATGGCATGTGATTAAGTATGTGCGAGATTACATAGATGAATATGAATCTGGGAAGATTTTGTTCAACCAAGAACGTGTTGATTTGGTTGCGTATATTTATCGTGAAATCGTTCCGAGGTTAGACAAAAAAGAGGTTTATTTTGATGAAAAAATGATAGAAAATTGTATCAAATTCATCGAAAAATGGTTCTTTAAGCTCGAAAATTTTCAAAAATTTATCATTTCTTTTGTTTTTTTAAGATACACAGCCAATGATAGGAATGTTTATAAAACTATTTTGATTATGATGGGGCGTGGTGGTGGTAAGAATGGTCTGGTTTCTGGGATTATTGCTTTTCTGCTCAGCCCTTTTCATGGGATTAAAAATTATAATGTTTCTCTGGTTGCGAACTCGGAAGACCAGGCGAAGACGAGTTTCGAAGAGATTTACAATACTATTGAGTCAAATCCTAAGTTAAAAGAAATTTATTACAATACAAAGTCGGAAATCAAGTCTCTTCATACCAATAGTGTCATGCGGTTTCGTACTTCGAATGGTAATACCAAGGATGGTTTGCGTGATGGTATGGTGGTGTTTGATGAGATTCATCAGTATGAGTCCAATAAGGATGTTCGTGTCCACAAGTCTGGCCTTGGTAAGGTTAAAAATTCTCGTGAGTTCTATATTGGTACGGATGGGTATGTTCGTGAGGGGTTCATCGATAGTATGAAGGAGAAAGCGAGGAAGGTTCTGAGCGGTGAGGCTCGCTGGAACTCTATGTTTGTCTTTATTTGTAAGATTGATGAAGAGAAGGAGGTGGATGATAAGGAGAAGTGGCAAAAGGCTAATCCTATGTTCCATCGTCCAATGAGTGAGTATGCTGAAGAGTTGTTTGATGTGGTCTGTGAGCAGTATGATGAGATGATTGAGGATCCGTCAAACCGTGAGGAGTTCATGACGAAGAGGATGGATTTTCCTGTCATGGATACTGAGCGTAGTGTGGCGACTCATGAGGAACTGGTGGCGACTAAGCGTGATTTCCCTGATTTGAGGGATGAAATTTGTATCGGTGGCTTGGACTATGCTGCTGTTCGCGACTTTGCTGCAGTTGGGTTGTTGTTCAAGGTCGGTGATGACTATGTGTGGTTGTGTCATTCGTTTGTTCGGAAGGAGTTCGTTGATACTTACTATGGGTATTCTCGTCCGAAAGATTCTATTAATGGGAAGCGTCAGTTTGCTCCGATTAAGAAATGGGAAGATGAGGGTTTGTTAACGGTTATTGATGAACCGACTATTAATCCTAGGTATGTGGTTGATTGGTTCGTGCGGATGAGGGATGAATATGGCTATGACTTGCAACGGATTGTGGCTGATAACTATAAAATGGATCTTCTGAAGCCTTTCTTTGAGAAAGAGGGGTTTGAGGTTCAGTTTAAGGGGGAATTTGAGGCTCCAGCTGGTTATCAGGTCGAAGTTTTACGGAATCCGAAGGCTAGTGATAGTTTGGTTGCTCCTAAAATTGAGATGGCTTTTGCTCGGCATAATGTTATCTTTGGTAAGAATGACATGATGCGGTGGTATACGAATAATGTACTTAGGAAGTTAAAGCCTGATGGGAATGTTGTCTATGATAAGAAGGAGGATACGAGGCGTAAGACGGATGGTTTTAAGGCGTTTCAGTATGCTATGTGGCGTTCTGGCCAGCTTGATATTGAGGTTGATTTGGAATTTTATGATGACGTAATGGAGTGGTATTGAGATGGATTGACTTATGTGTGGAATTTTTTAATAGCGGAAAGCGAGGAATGTTATGAATAAACGCATGAAGAAGAAATACAAGCCTATCAAAGAGTTATGGGATTGTTTGGAATGGTTCGGCTTTAGGTTGAATAGGTATAGTGCTAGGTTGGACGGCATTGATAATCGTTTGGATAATCTGGAAAGTATTCATTCAGTCAACGTACAGGCAATCAACCAGAAGTTCAAGGAATACGATAAACAGATTGAAAGTCTGGAACGTGAAATCAAGCGTCTTAAAAAGCCGTTTTGGAAACGTTGAGGAGGTGATCACTCATCTTGACTGGTAGGAAAGACTACTTAAAACCGTGTCAATGTGGCACGGTTATTTTTTTGCTTTTTTAAAAGTTTTGCGCATTTTTACCATTTTTGCACTTTTTGTTTGAGAAGATATAGTCGTTTAAGGGTACCGGGAAGAGATATTTGTTATTTTTGCGTCAATATTTTTTGATGAACACTTTCTTTTTTAATCGAACCTGGTATCAATTCTGTTAGGGCTTAGCCTAGATAATCCGTGGCGACACGGGAAAGCTTTGATTCGGTTGTGTCAATCTTAGCGCCAGCAATGGTCATTCTAAGCAATCCAATCCTTATGGTATCAGTTTGGTATCAGTGTATGAAGTCAAAGCGTTTTGCTAGAGCCAATCGGTGAGGTGCTACGTCGGTAGTGCGTGAGACGAATGCATAGGAGGAAGGAGCTACTTTAGTTCGAGGGTCGCGCCGAGAGCGGGTGGTATGTCAATGGTTTGTGGGTTGACTACCCATGGGGTGTTGATGAGTCTGAGTGCTGCTAACACGAGGATAATGGTAGGCGTTGCGCATTTTGTTCTCCAAAAGAGGATGAAACGCATGGCAATGCACGTCTACGATACGACTAGGGAAATATGTGTGTGTTATATGATTCAACAAAAAACATTATTTAAAAGCAAAAGTCATTGCCCGTCACAAATGGAAAGTGTACTTCGGTAGCTAGGCTACCCACTCAAATCTCGCAAGGATGAGAGTGAAGTCGAAGAGTAAAGCAGCTTAGACCTTTAGCGGGGTTTTCGTTAATTGAAAAACGGCTTAGTAGTTTGTGACGTAAGGGGTGGTTGGTCTAACCAACCGTGCATGATTGGTACTGAGAGGGATTTCAGTGGATAAGCAACTAACTCATAAGGTTGCGAAAGACAATCGTTTAGACGTGTAATCTCAGCGTTTTCTTGGGAGCATAACTTAACAGGTAGAGTAGAGGGCAGGGTAATCCCTACTAATTAAGGTTCGATTCCTTTTGAAGCATGGTTGCTTAATATGCAGGTTCGAGTCCTGCTGTTCCCGTTTTTAGGCCTTTGGTGTAGTGGTAACATGGCAAGTTCCAACCTTGTTGTCGTGGGTTCGATTCCTACAAGGTCTGTAAATTTGTGGTGCTGAGAGGAGCATTGTGAGACTTTCTAAGTCTTTTTAATGACTATCATTGCACGAAAGTTCGCTAGAACGGAGGTATCTGTGGGACTATTAGATGTTTTTACATTCAAAAAATCTGCATCTTTTGATGAGTCTTTAGGTGACGATGGAGAGATAAAGGAAATTAGTCAGAATATCGCATTGAAATCTGCGGCTCTTTCAAAAGTCGCTAACTATGTTGGCAGGAGTCTTTCTAAAGCGAAGTTTGTACTGAAAGGTGTAGATACAAGTAATTATTCTGATTGGCTTTATTTGTTGAATGTCTGCCCTAATCCAAATCAATCTGCTTCAGAATTTCTTTCTGAGATTGGAAAAAAATTAATAAAGGATGGGGAGGTGTTACTGGTAGTTGTCGATGGAAAACTTTATGTTGCTGAATCATATTCGACCGAAGAAACCAGTTTGAAAGGGAATCGCTATCGTGTTAGTACGATCCAAGGGATGACGGTTGATGATGTTTTTGAACACGATAAGGTTATTTTTATCGAGAATGAAAACGATTCTTTAGCTACTTTTACCGAACAATTATGGGCGGACTACGGCGAATTGCTTGGTCGGTTGATTAATCGTCAGAAGACTGCTAATCAGATTCGCTTTACTCTAGGTCTTCCAAAAGATCAGGTCAGAGAAAAAGCCCAGGAGCTTGCTGACGGTAAGGGAAAACAAAATGTACAGCAAAAATTCTTCCAACGTGTTGTTGAGAGGATTAAAAAAGATTCTGTAGTTGCGATTCCTTTAAATAAAGATGGTGCGTATAACGAGTATTCGAATCGCTATTCCTCTAAAGCTTCTTTTGTTGATGATATCAAACAGGTTAAGAACCAGTACATTGATGATGTTTGTGAAATGGTAGGCATCCCGCCTGCTCTAATTCATGGAGAATTAGCTGATAATCAGAAAAATCATGAACAGATGATAGAGGTGGTTATTGAACCAATCATTAGAAAGCTGATTGATGGATTGCAGGTTGCTATATTCTCTGAGGAGCAATATGCCGAGGGAAGCTATATCAAGGCTACTGGTCTTCTTCGTCGTGATTTGTTTGATATTGCTGCAAGTGGGGATAAATTAATCGCCGCTGGTTTAGCTATGGCAGATGAGATTCGGGAGGAAATTGGTCTTAGTCCGCTCCCTAACGGGCTTGGGCAACGTCTCTATATAACGAAGAATTATCTGGAACTTAGGGAGGAAGGAGGTACGAAGGATGACGATAGTGCAAATCAAGGGACCAATCATTCCGAACAATCATAAGGATTTTTATGATGAGTGGGGGATGGAATCAACTGCTCCTAAAGATATAGTTTTGCCGGACAATGGAGAAGATATTGAGATTCATATTAATTCTGGTGGTGGGTCTGTTTTTGCTGGTAGTGAGATTTTCACTACTTTGAAATCTTATTCGGGGAAAAAGGTTGTCAAGATTGTGGGACTTGCTGCAAGTGCGGCTTCTGTTATTGCGATGGCTGGTGATGTGATTGAGATGAGTCCTACTGCTCAGATGATGATTCACAATGTTTCTTCTTTTGCAAGTGGAGATCATACCGCATTGCGTAAAGAAGCTGATGTCATTGAAGCGATGAATCAATCCATCGCAAATGCATATATTATCAAATCTGGTAAATCTATGGATGAACTTCTGGATTTAATGGGTGATACTACTTGGTTCACTGCTCAGAAGGCTGTCAGTTTTGGTTTGGCTGATTCGGTGATGTTTCAGGATGAATTACCTGAATTAGTAGCTTCAGAATCAACATATATTCCAGACGGTGTTGTAAATAGTTTTTATTCGATGAAGAAGCTATGCGAGTCACAAGACAAGCTTATCAATACTGTATTGGAACGTCTGGATAAGGTTGAGGCAGAAAACAAGGAGCGTAAGGAACAGCCTGTGGCTCATGCTGAAATCGTAGTTGATGCCAATCAGATTGAAGAAACTGTTAAGAAAGTCATTAGGGCAGTAAAAGAAAAAGAGGCGGTTTCGCCTTTTGCAAAATTTGTTTTATAGGAGAAAAAAATATGGTTATTGATTTAAAGGCAGTACCTAAATATCGTGCTGCGGTTGGGAAATTAAGCGCTGAAATTTCTAATGGTGCAAGTCAGGAACGCCAAGAGGAACTTTTTAATGAGGCGTTCAATATTTTAGGTACTGAAATTAATGAAATGGCATCTGATAAGTTGGAAAAATTATTTAATTTCCGAGATGCCAATCGTACACTTTCAACGGCTGAGCTTAACTTTTTCAATGAGGTTGTGAACCCAGAGGACCCAGCAGGTGCGAAGACTGAAAAGCTCATTCCAGAAGAGATGATGATTCAAGTTTTTGATGAATTGAAAGAAGAACATGAACTTCTTTCTGTGATTAATTTCAAGACAACTGGTATCAATGCTAAAGCGTTGATTTCTGAAACAGATGGTGTTGCGGTTTGGGGAGAAATCTATAGCGAAATCAAAGGTCAGCTGAAACAAAAATTTGATGAAGTTGACTTTGGCATGAACAAATTAACGGCATTTGTTGTTCTTCCTAAAGATGCACTCAAATTCAGCTATAGCTGGTTGAAGCAATTTGTTATCGAACAAATTAAAGAGGCGATGGCTGTAGCATTGGAGTTAGCGATTGTCAAGGGTGATGGTTTTAAGCAACCTGTTGGTCTTATTAAGAAAATCGGTGAAGGTGATGAGGTTGTAAGAGACAAAGTCATTACTTATCCGACAGATAAGGATGCAATCGCTGATCTTTCTACAATCAACCCGGAAAATGCTCCTAAAATCTTGGCACCAGTCATGAAGTACTTATCAAAAAATGATAAGGATCGTCGCAAAAAAATTCGCGGGAAAGTTCGTATCTTGGTCAGTCCAGACGATCATTGGGATTTAGAGGCACGCTTCACGAAGTTGACAGATGGTGGTGCTTATGTAACAACAGTGCCTTACGGTATTAAATTTATCGAAACATTGGCATTAGAAAACGGTAAGGCGATTGCATTTGTGACAGACCGATATGATGCATTGATGGCCACCAATGGTTCACTTACTATTGAGGAGTTTGACCAGACTTTTGCTCTTGAAGATTGGATGCTTTACACAGCCAAAGGTTACTACTACGGAAAAGCTAAAGACAATCATGCATCTGCTGTGTTGACAGTCACAGGGGGGTAATTCCTGATGAAATCAGTAAAAATCAGGGTTATTAAGCCTTTTGGGGATTGGGAAGCTAACACAATTCGTCAGGTGGGGGATGTGTTTGAGGTGTCAAAGGAGCGGTTTGCTTCTTTGTCGTCTCGGGTTCCTCCGGATTTTTATGAGGTGGTTAAGTCTTCAAAAACGAAGGATAAGGAGGAGTAGCGATGAAAAAAGCTGCTGAATATGCTGCTAGTAAACTTGAAAACTTTAAAGAGAGGATGCGAATCACTCATGAGAGTGAAGATGACAAGCTTATTAGAATGCTGACTTCCAGCGCTTTGGCTATTGCTACTTTGGTTGGAGCTAGTAGTTTTGACGATACGATAGAAGAACTAGTTTTGGAAAGGGCTATGTACCTATATCATGATTCGTTAGATGAATTTCAAAAGAATTATAGTGATGAAATTGAAATTCTATATCTTCGCAACATGATAATTGCAAATGAGGGAAGTGACGATGCTACGGAGTAGAAAATTTAAGCGTGAGACTACCCATAACGGCACGCTTAGAACCTTGGTTACGTTTAAACGGATGAAGGTTTCTGATGACTTCTATGAATTTAACGCAGAGACTGGAGAGAGTTTTTCTGCGTGGGGAGAAGCTCATGATGTCACTTTTCAAGATTTAGAGAGCTTGAAGGGGCGATTTTCTAAAAACGCCCTTGCTCTTGAATCTATCAAGTCTAAGGCAATAAAAGCCTATGCGACAGTTAAAATTAGAGATCCATTGGAGGATTTCCAGCCTAAAAATTCGGACAAAGTCGTTATTCACGATGAACGTTTTAGAGGCAAGGAATGGGACGTTATCGACGTCCAACCAGACCTCTACAATCGTATGTATCTGGTGATATTTTTGGTTGGTAGTTGATTATGAGTGATTATCAAGTTACTGGCATAGAACAGATTCTAAATGCGTTAGAAGCTCGTTTGGGCGAGGCGAATATGAGGCGTGTGACGAGTAAGGCGTTGCGTACGATTGCCAAGGACCATGTAGCTCCTGAAGTTGAGGCTATGGCTAGGTCTTTTGTTGATAAGGGAAATACTGTTCGCCAGATTGTCGTTGGGAATGTGTCTTTTGCTGATTATAACATCCCGAAAATTAAGGTTGGTTGGAAGCGTTCGGACCCTGGGGATAGTCCTCGGTGGAATATTGAACACTTGAATGAGATGGGATTTACCAGGAATGGTAAATTCTATCGCCCTAGGGGATTCGGTAAGTTGCAAGGGGTCATCGATGACTTTGGCGAACAATATCCTAGGTTGGCTAGAGAAGAGTTGAAGGAGTTGGTTGAATGAGCGATATAATGAAACGCATCGGAGATTTGTTAAAACAACAACCTGAATTGGTTGATGTTGCTGTCAAACCATACTATCGTCCAGAATCTCTAGATGCAAACGAACCAAGTCTAGCCATTGTTCCAATGGCTCCTCCAAAACAAGCTAGTTTTGGGAGTGACAGAGCTCTTCAGAAAGAGTTGACCTATCAGATGAATATTGAGGCGAGTAGCAAATCAAAGGTAACAGAGATAGCTTTAGCTGTCGAAAGGGTCTTAAATGAACTAGGGTTTGTTCAATTAAATGGTGGTCTTGATGAGTATTTTATCGAGACAAAAAGGTATGTTGATGCAAGGCGTTATCGAGGACGATCGTCCTTGTACGATGTTGATTATTAGAAGGAGAAGAAGTATATGACAATGATTGGTTTTGAATCAATTGAGATTCGGGTACTAGATGAAGGGGAACCTGTCAAAGATACGAATGTTTTTGTACTAGATGGTACCCAAGATAAAGGTGCGACGAAGAAGGCTGATATTACTGGATTGACCAGTGAGATTATCAAAACATTTGGTTCTAACTTGGTGTATCACACTAATGCAAAGGGTGTAGGAGATATTTCTGTGGGTCTTGAATTGGTAGATATTCCATTCAAGGTGCTGAACGAGATTCTTGGTCGTAAAAAGGTTGATGATCTGATATCAATTGGTGTGGATACAGAGGCGCCACTATGCTCGTTGGCTATTTGGTCACATGATGGGAAGGGACAAAAAATTGGCATCGGTTTCTACAAAGGTCGTTTCTCTATGGAGGCTATTGGTGTTGAAACTAAGGAAAAAGATAATAAAGAGTTGCCTACAGAGAAGTTGACCTTCGTGCCTATGGCTAGTGATGATAACAAAACAAAAGGGACCTATGTGTCATTCGCTACAACTGACGAAGAAGTTACTAAGCTACGTCAAAACCTTAAAATCGCTGCTTAATTTCAGGGGGGCGGGGAATCCCCGTCTCCTATTTTTATTGAAAGGAAAACGATATGGCAAAACTTGAATTAACATTACATGATGAGAACGGCTATGAAAAAGTGATTAGGGAGAACCATGTTTCTGGCCAGAAGTTGCTGGATTATCTGAAAATGCTTGAAGAATTCGAGAAGAAATCTGGCAAGATGACTGCTTATGATTTTATCACTAGGAAAGTGGAATTTTTAGCTAGTTTGTTCACTGCAGAAGTGGTTAGTCCTGAGGATATTCTGAAAGGCGTTCCGTCTTGGGATTTGGTTCGGACTGTTGACGATTTGCTGGATAAGGCGATGGGAGCAAAGGGTGATGACCCAAAGCTAGAAAGCTCTCTCTCAAAGAAACTAGAGACAGATACCTAACGTTTGTTAGAGACTTGGTGGCTAGTCAGTCGGGCTTTTCTCTAAGCGATGTTTTGGAGGCTGATTTTGAAACTCTTTTGTCTATTTTATCAGCCAAGACGGAAGAAAAAGAAGAAGTCATGAGCATGGAGATGTTTATGAATCAATGTTCGATCAAATAGGAGGATAGAATGGCGGGTAATGGTACTCCATTAGGACAAATGGTCATTGAGTTGAATCTGGACGCTACGAAAATGGGCGACTCTATGACTCGTGTAAAAAATCAGCTCAAGAATTTTGAAAAGCAAGTGAGGGCTCAAAGAGGTCTTTCTGATTATTACAAAACGGGGAGTGATGCTGCAAAGGCTCTTGAAAAGCAAAAAGAGGCATTGACCAAATCTATTGAAGCACAAAGGCAAGTGCTATCACGCTTAAATAAAGAGTATCAGACAGAATCTAAAGCAAACGGCGAGATGTCGAAAAAGGCCCAGCAATTAGCAGGGCGTATTGAAGACGGAAATACGAAGTTAGCTAGGTATGCTATCCAGTTGAGAGAAGTGTCGAAAGAAGCCTATTTGGCAACTAGCAAACTCAATATTTTTGGAGATAAGCTTGCTGCTATTAGTAAGGGGGCTCAGAATTGGGAGAACGGGCTAAATACTGTGTCCCAGCGGACACAAGCGCTTTCTCTGGCTATTTTTGGGGGTATGACACTCTCTGCTAAGGCGGCTATGGACTTTGAGTCTGCTTTTGCTGGTGTGAAGAAGACGGTTGATGAGACTCAGGACTGGTCTTATGAGAGGTTGTCCAATGAGATTCGGAAGATGAGTCAGGAGCTTCCTGCTTCGGCTGTTGAGATTTCGAAGGTTGCGGAGGCTGCAGGGCAGTTAGGGATTAAGACTGAGGATATTATCAGCTTTACTCGTGTCATGATAGATATGGGTGAGTCTACGAATATGTCTGCTGAAGAGGCGGCGGTCGCTCTAGCAAAATTTAAAAATATCACTGGTATGCCGACCGAGGATTTCAAGAAGCTGGGAAATGTGATTGTTCAGCTTGGTAACAATATGGCTACGACTGAGCAGGATATTGTTGATATGGGGCTTCGTTTGGCATCATCTGGTAAGCTGGCAGGTTTGACAGAGGCGCAGATCATGGCGTTGGCAGCTACTTTGTCTTCTGTTGGTATGGAGGCTGAGGCTGGTGGTTCTGCTATGAGCCGTGTCATGCAGAAAATGAATACTGCAGTTGCTGAGGGCGAGGAGGCTCTTGATAAATTTGCTGCTGTTGCTGGAATGTCTGCCGAGGAGTTTGCTGCTAAGTGGAAGGCTGAACCTCAAAATGCAATTGTGGATTTCTTAAATGGTCTTCGTCGCATCAAAGAAGAAGGTGGAGATGTTACGCAAACCTTGAAGAATATGAAGATTAGCAATATCCGCGATATTGATAGTTTGCAACGTCTTGCTGGTGCCGGGGAACTGCTCGCCAAAACTCTTGGTATGGCAAATAAAGAGTGGGCAAGTGGGAATGCTTTACAAACGGAGGCACAGAAACGTTACGAGACAACCGAGAGTAAATTGAAGATGGCTCGTAATAAGTTGAACGATATTGCCATTACCTTGGGTGGTCCTTTGTTGGATGCGTTTCTGGATGTTTTAGATGCTTCTGAACCGTTGATTGATGATGTTGCAAGCTTGGCAAAAGGATTCGCCGAACTGGATAAGGGAACTCAGCGTAATATCATCAACATGGCTCTGATGGTTGGCGCAATTTCGCCAGTTTCAAAAATTTTAGGTACTACTTTTGGAACTATAGGAGATTTGACTGGAGGTATTGCAAATCTTAGTAAGTGGTTGGCTAATATTGGTGCTGAAAGGGCTGGTCAAAAAGCTATTGAAGCAATTGGAGCAACTGCTGGAGCCTCTGCCTCTAGTGTTGGCGGTCTATCAAGTGCCGTTAGCTTGCTTGGAAATCCAATAACGTGGGGAGTTATTCTCGGAGGTGCTGCACTTGTTGGGCTAACCTACCTTACTGCAGAATTAGGAAAGGCATATCAACGGACACAGGAATGGGGAACTGAGGTTGATAAGGTTCAGGCGGAACAATTGTCTGAGTTTAAGGATAAGGTTGATGAGTCTACGAGAGCGATTAGTCTTTTTGGCGACAACGGCAAGAAGGATGTTGAGAGTGTCAAGCGGGCTTTTCAAGATTTGGTTGATGAAATCAATGGTTTGACGGATGAAAAGTTAGCGAAGGACCTTGAAATCGCTGAGAAACTTGGGCTGAGTGATGAGGTTGTTGCCTCGTTGAAAAAGAATGCAGAGGATACAAAAGTTTACACGCAACGGTTGAGCGATGAAGTGCTGGCTATTTATCAGCGTCATAAAGAGAATCATACTCAGCTAACAGAAGAGGAGAAGCAACTTGTTCTGGAGAAGCAAACTGAGTTGATTAATAAACAGTTGGAGTTGATGGAATTTTCGAGTGAGGAGCGACTTGCTATCCAAAAAGCTATGAATGGGCAATTGGATGACTTAAATAAAACTCAGATTCAACAGGCAGTTAACACCACTAAAAAATGGATGGATGATGAGAAGGCTGCTTATGAGGAGCGTCGTGCAAACTTGATTGATCTTCGAAATAAAATCAAGGGCGATTCGGAAGAAGAGGTGGCGGCTCGTGAGGAAATCAATCGGCAATTAGAAGTGATGGAGGCAGACCATTTTGCCACCTTGGAGGCTTATAGGAGTAAGTACCTTGTTTCTTTGAAGGCTCTGTACGATAGGGAAAAAGAGTCGATGAAAGGGAACGAGAGTGGTCTTGCTTCACTTGAACAAAGTTATCGAACGCTTCTGGATGAGATGGGGATTTCTTGGAAAGAGTTTGTGAATACATCAACTGCAAGTACCGCCAAGGTGGTAGGAGATTATCAGTATCTTGGTCAGACGATTGAGGGGATGAGTCAAGAGGCGGTTGATGCGAACTCTCGTTGGAGAGGGCTCATTTGGGATGAGAAGCAAGCAAAATTGAAATCCAATGTTGAGGAAGAGTTGGTCAAGGCGACTCAATCTGAAGCTGGGTGGAATAATCTGCAATTTATCTTAAAGCATGCCACTATCAATAGCAACGCTCGGGAGATGATTGTGGAGGCAGTTGAGAAGACTGGCGTATGGAATGCTTTAACTGTCAATGAGAAGGATTTAATCATCAACGGGAATCAGGCGATGATTGAGATTGCGACGAGTCAGGATTTGCTCAATCAGTGGAATGCTTTGACTCCAGCTCAGAAGCAGTTGTTGGCTGAGAACTTGACAGCAAATCCTGTCCTTGATGCTCAGTGGGCCATTAATAATGTAAAACAAGATAAGCCGGTTGAAATCAAAGCCAGTGACCTGACCAGTGGTATTGTGAAGCAAGCTACACAAAGTATCAACTCTGTTCCAAATAGAGAGATAACAATCAAAGCTTTGGATAATGCTTCTTGGACTGCATCATACGTAAAAGAACAAATTGATTCCATTCCAAATTATAAGGAAGTTGTCTTAAAAGTTCTTCAGAGAGGCGAGGTGCACAATCCACTCGATGGCTATGTTGCGACCTTTACAGGTACTAATTTCCACCCTGGTGGTTTTGCTTTGGTCAATGACCAAATAGGACCTATGTATAAGGAGTTAATCACGCTTCCTAGTGGTGAGAGCTTTATTCCTAATGGCCGTAATGTTCTTTTGGACTTGCCTAGAGGGTCTAAGGTTTTGAAGGCTAGTAGTACAGAGCGACTGATGGGTCGTCTGGGGATTCCTAACTATGCGGAGGGTATTGGTTTTCCAGAAGATGCTAGTTTATTTAAAGGATTGGAGCGTTTTAATGCTTCGAATAATTCTGGTACAACCATCCATATCGATAATAGCAATGTTGTTGGTGTGCTTAGAGAAATTTTGACGTTCCTGACTATGGCTGATTTTACGATTAAACCTGCTGATGTTTATTTGGATAAGGCAAAGGTTGGTCAAATGGTTATGGAGTTTCAGGATGATAGGAATTGGATTGAAAGTGCGATGAGAGGAGTAAGGCGATGAGTATCGTAACAATGACATTTAATGAGCATGATTTTTCGGATTTGATTGTTATCCACGATATTCGTCGTGATATTGGAAATGAAACTTCATTGACTTTAACGGATGGACCAAAGATTGGGGCGATTGTTACTGATAAAACAATTAATCCAAAATATATTGAAGTGGATTTCTCTATATGGGCAGAGGATAGAAATACCTTGAAGCGTAAACTTGCAAAGTATTTTGAAACGGAGTCAGAAGCGAAGTTATTGTTTTCTGATGAGCCAAATGTTTACTACTTGGCAAGAAAGACAGGGAAAATTCCCACTAGAGAGGGAAGGGGATATTGGTCGACTGGGACGGTGACATTTTTGATTCCTGATGGGGTCGCTCATTCGACAACGTATCGGCGATTTGATAATCCCACTGTAAAATCAGATCATTTGGCATTCCGTTTAAAAAACGATGGGACTACAGATGCCTTTCCGATTATTACTGTAAAACACAATTCTGAGAATGGTTATCTTGCTGCAGTAAATGCTAAGGGTGCTACAGCTATTGGAAATAGAGAGGAAGCTGACACTGTATCTGTTAAGCAGTCTGAGATGCTACTGGACTTTAGAGATTCAAAAATTGGCAATGCTTTAACTTCTGGCACTCCTAACATTGGAATCATGAATGACCAAAACGCAAATCCTGTATTCAGCGGCAATATTCGTAAGGTTAATGTTTGGGGGCGTGACCATCTTGAATTAAACGGTCGTGGTTTTAGTTCTCTTACCTGGGATATTCCAAACGATAGTGCTGGTGGCGTTGGGTCTCTCAATGATTACTTGTGGTGGAGACAAATTTTTTGGCTTGGTGCTACAAATCAGTACGGAGCTATGAAAATTACGGTATCGGATAGCAACGGTCAATTTTTATACGGTGTAGAAACATTTAAGAGAAGCAATGGGCTTGATTGTGAATATAATTTTATGGCTACCGATGGAAAAGGTGGTTACAACATGATTAAGCAATGGCGATTTACAGGTACACATTGGGATTATCACAATCCTTTCAATGAATCTCGTGGCTGGTCTGATTTAAAGAGAAATGATGATAGGGTAACGGTCTATTGGTTTGGCACCTACAATGAGTTCTACATTCCTGAGATTAAAGGGAAAAAGTCTAAGAAAATCCATATTGCTTTCTCATCAATTGGGAACCATCCGATTGTATCACACATGTATTTGGATAGTTTCTACTACCGCAAGGATCATGTTAGCATCGCTAAAGATATTCCAAATCGTTATCCAATTGGTTCTACGGTCGTTATTGATTGTGAGGATGACACTATAACTGTTGATGGCATGGATCGTTTTGGAGACCGCATTCAAGGGTCTTCGTGGTTGAAAATTCCGCCTGGAGAGAGTGAGTTAGAGATTTATTGTTCTAGCTGGATTAGGAATAAACCTACTGTGTCTATTCAATTTGAAGAGAGGTATCTATAATGCTTTTAACGATTCATGACATGAATTTACGCCAAGTCGCTTCAATCGATAACGATAAACAGGATGCCCTAAATTATATAAACGACAAGTGGAACAGGTATCTGGAAACGGGGTCGTCCACTTTTGAATTTACGGTATTTAAACGTTCGCTGAAGAAAGATACTGGATCGAAGCATGCTTATCATTACCTTAACAATAAGGCTTTTGTCTCGTTTGAATACGAGGGTGAGGTTCAATTATTTAAGGTTCGAAAAATTGTAGAAAACGAGAAAACAATCACTTGTTCTTGTGTCAATCTTAACCTGGAGCTAATTAACGAATACGCCAATCCTTTCAAATCGGAGCAACCAAAAACGTTTAAAGAGTATTGCGAGGCAATGGATTTACTGAATTTCACTTTGTTGACTATTGGTGTGAACGAGATTTCAGATAAACGAATTAAAGCTGAGTGGACAGGTCAAGATACAAAATTGGCACGTTTATTGAGTTTGGCAAATAAATTTGGTGCAGAACTTGAATTTAAAACTTACCTTAATGATGATTCTTCTATCAAGTCGTTCGTGGTAAATATCTATCATGAAAATGATGATACACATCATGGTGTTGGGCGCATCCATGCCAAACCATTGCGTTATGGAAAAGATTTTAAGAGTCTGATTCGAACGGTAGATAATACAAACATTTACAATGCCGTACGACCAACTGGAAAAGCTGAGAATGGCGATATTGTTACTATCGGTGGCATGGAGGCTTGGTCTGTAAATAACGAATATGGAGAGAGGGAATTTTATCAACAAGGGGAACTTCTTTACGCTCCGTTATCTATGCAAATGTTTCCTTCTGCATTCACAAGCGGTACCATGGCTGACCAATGGATTCGAAAAGATATTACTGTTGATAGTGCCGATAAGAAAGTTATTCGAGCTACAGCTTATCGTGAACTGAAAAAACATGCTTATCCAGACGTGTCGTATGAGGTAGAAGGCTTTATTGATCGAGGGATTGGCGACACGGTCTTTGTATATGACGATGGATTTGTACCGACGCTTTTACTTCGAATGAGAGTGGTTGAGCAAGAGATTAGTTCTACTAATCCATCTAACAATAGGACGAGGTTTGCTAACTTCAAGACGTTAGATAATTTGTTGCCTGACGATCTCCAAAAACGAATTGATGAATTATTTGAAGCGTCACAGCCCTACCTTATCAAACTGGCTACTGATAATGGCGTTATTTTCAAGAATGGAATTGGTCAATCCATTGTGACACCCACTCTTTACAAGGGCGGTAGACCAATAACTGCCAACGTGACTTGGCGCTGGTCTTTGGATGGCGCTGTGAAAACGGGGATGACCTACACAGTCCGTGGTGCAGATGTTACAGATACATCTACTTTGACGGTGGCAGCATACATAGGTAACGCTGAGGTAGCGGTTGATGAGCTGACGTTTGCAAACGTATTGGATGGTCGAGATGGCGGAGTCGGGCCCAAAGGAGACCCTGGACAAAGAGGGGCTGATGGACTTCCAGGTCGTGACGGAGTGGGGATTCGTTCGACGACCGTCACTTATGCTAGTTCAACAAATGGTGCCACGGCACCGACGACTGGTTGGACTGCGGTAGTTCCGACTGTTGCCCCTGGTAATTATCTTTGGACCAAGACGGTATGGACCTATACTGACGGCAACACGGAGACTGGCTATACTGTCTCTCGTATTGGTCGTGACGGAAACACTGGCCGAGATGGTATCGCAGGTAAGGACGGAGTAGGTATTCGTTCAACGACGATTACTTACGGAAAATCGACATCTGGCACAATTCAGCCAACGTCATGGACATCTCAGGTACCAAGCGTCCCAAATGGTCAATTTCTGTGGACAAAAACTGTCTGGGCATATACGGATAATACTTCAGAAACTGGTTACTCAGTGGCTAAGATGGGGGAGACTGGTCCTACAGGCGCAAAGGGTGACCGAGGAGCTACAGGTCCGCAAGGCCCACAAGGTCCAGCTGGTCCGAAGGGAGAACCAGGTCTTCAAGGGTTACAAGGCCCAAAAGGGGACCAAGGTATTCCAGGCCCAAAAGGTGCTGATGGTAGAACCCAGTACACCCATATTGCTTATGCCGATAATGCAACTGGTGGAGGATTTAGTCAAACTGACCAATCAAAGGCTTACATCGGCATGTATCAAGATTTTACGGTCACAGATAGCACTAATCCTGCATCATATCGCTGGACCAAGTGGAAAGGAGATAAAGGAGATACGGGTGCTCAGGGCATACCTGGACCAAAGGGAGCAGACGGTCGGACACCTTATGTCCATTTTGCATACTCAGACAACGCTGACGGTACAGGCTTGACCACATCAGATAATGGTCAGCGATATATCGGGCATTATTCCGATTTCACGCAAACCGATAGCACGGATAAGACAAAATATAAATGGGCTGACCGGTGGGCGAAGATTGAGGTAGGCGGACGGAATATTTTACGGAATGCAACTTTCTCGAATCCGAAAGAGCGCTCTGAGACATTTACGGTCGGAGGGACTACCTACAAGAACATAGAGATTCCTAATTGGAGTAGTATGTACAACAGTGGAATCCCTAATCCAACAATATCTTATCATGCATTTTATCGTGAGTCGTTTAATGGTACTGGACCAGTTATTGAATTTAATGAGTCAAATGGTCAGCGAAACTGGAAGGCACTTAACCAAACATTGCAAGCAAGCGATCTTAGAGTGGGTAAATATACTTTCTCTGCAGACATTTTTGCTACTGGTGTTGGTACTAAAATTCAGTTTGGTATTTACTACTACAATAAGGCTGGCCAGCGAGATTTCCATTCTGGGAAAACGACAATCAATATATCTACGATTAACAAGTGGCACAGAGTATCTGGAAATCTAAAATTAAATGATGATATTGATTTTACAAAAGAAATAAGGTTTTATATCTATGCCTTTGAGTTTACTACAAATTCCATCCTATATTTGACAAAGCCACAACTAGAGGAAGGGACGGTTGCGACAACGTTTGGCGAAGCGCAGGCTGATGTTGACAAACGTATCGACGCCAAAGCGGACCAAGCATTGACCCAAGAGCAACTCAATGCTCTCAATGAAAAGAATGGCCTTATGCAAGCAGAGTTAGAAGCTAAGGCTAGTCTTGCAACAGTTACACAGTGGTTTGATGCTTACCAAAACTTTGTCAAAGCTAATGAAGCTGACAAAGCTCAAGCTGAACAGGATCTGGTTGTTGCAACTCAGAGAATACTCGCTGTTGAGAATAATCTTTCCAATATGTCTGAACGTTGGAACTTCATTGATACGTACATGAGTGTTCAAAATGAGGGTTTAGTTGTTGGTAAAAATGATGGAAGCTCGTCAGCTATATTTTCCGATGATAGAATATCATTCATTTCTGCAGGTAAAGAAGTGGCTTATTTCTCTGCAGGAGCTTTGCAGGTTGACAATGGAGTGTTCACTACGACTATTCAAATTGGTCGATTTAGAGAAGAACAGTACCATAACAATCCAGACATCAATGTTAAACGATACGTAGGAGGATAGGATGGCTAGATATTCTAACACAAGCAACAGCTTACATTTGAATGTGTATATTGACCAAGCTAAGCAGAGCATTCCGTCTAATAGCTCAACGGTTAACTGGCGTGTAACGGTCTCTAGAACTGGCAATTACTACACATATAACCAATCAGGCGACTCAACACTTGTTGTAACAATAGATGGAGTGCAAGTTCATTCTTCGAATCCGCGCTGGGCTACAAGTGGAGAAGAAGTACAGTTAGCCAGTGGCAGTCGTACAATTAGTCACAATGCCGATGGCTCGAAAAAGGTTTCTATTTCAGCCGATTTCAATCCGAATAACGGCATACACGGAAGAATAATTACTAGCGGAATTTTGGGACTGACAACAATCCCACGTTCCAGCTCTGTAAGCGTCGGTTCTGGTGTTATTGGTAGTGCACTTACTATCAACATCAACCGTCAAAGCTCCAGTTTTAAACATACTGTTAGATATGCGTGGGGCAATAAACAAGGAACAATCGCAACCAATGTAGATACGTCTACAACTTGGACTATCCCACTTGATTTTGCGAATGATATTCCAAACGCGACAAGTGGCACAGGGACAATCTTTGTTGATACATACTCTGGTAGTACCAAGACAGGAACACAGTCAACTACCTTCACAGCAAGCGTTCCAGATAGTATCAAGCCCAGTTTGACTGGTTTCACACTGATAGACGGAAATACTGCCGCTAGGACGCTGATTCCAGGAGAACAACAGTTTGTACAAATCGTTTCGAATATCGCTGTACATTTCGGACAAGCTACAGGTGCATACGGCTCGACAATCACAAGCTATCACGCAGAGATAGTCGGCAAGAACCAGTCTACTAGTCAAAATGGTGGTAGCTTAGGAATTATGAACTATCATGGTCAGGTTACTATACGAGCAAGGGTGACAGACAGTCGTGGGCGAACGAGCAACACGATAGAGCGAACTGTGACAGTATTGGAATATTTTGCACCAGCTTTCAACTATAGCGTGGAACGTTCAGGAGCGACATCGAGTACATTCTCTATTCTCAGAAACGCTCGTATAGCTCCGCTGACAGTAGGTGGTAGCCAGCGAAACACAATGACTTTAACTTTTCGTGTAGCTCCAGCAGATAGCAATAATTACACGACAGACAACGGTCCGGCATCTGGTACTTTTACGACCTTGGCGAGCCTGACAAATTCACTGGCCAATCTATCAGGTACTTATTCTTCTGATAAGTCGTGGGATGTCATAGGAATACTTGAAGACAAGTTCACTCGTTCGGAGTTTAAAATCAAAGTTTCGACCGAAGCGGTAGTATTCAGCTACGAGAAGGGCAACCGCTTTGCGGTTGGTAAAATCGTAGATACTAACCTACCCAAGGGGTCTATAGAGTCAACTGGTGGATATTATCTGAATGGTAAGCCAATCCAGCAACATCAATTGACAAATGTCGAAGGTAATACTATTTACGCTTACAATACGGATGTCAATACTCATGTTAACAATGGTACACGCTGGATAAATCCAGGCTGTGCAAACAGTCCTTTTCCTTCGCAATATGGCTGGATCGAAACGTGTAGAGCTACAACCGATATATTTCAGATTGCAAAATCTTGGTATGGCGGGTGGAAAGTGTACAGGCGGCATGCAATAGGTTATAGAGCGTCAGATGGTTCGGCTAATTGGAACGAATGGGTCGAGATAACTCCCCAAACCAACCATCCAATGCTGCAAGAGAAACCACTAAAGACATTGACGATGGGATTTCCGTATAGCATGAAAGCCAATCTTGTTCGTAAGGGGGATGTAGTAACAATCAGTCTCATTCGGAATATATATTCCGTGGATTCTTTCGAACATGCAGTCATGCAGGAAAAGATACCAGCTGGATATAGACCTGTTGTCGATGTTCATATGACTGTAAATACAAATGTGTCTCAGTTCACCAAAAGTCCAAATATCTTGCATTTCGCACCAGACGGAACCATTAGGATGACGAGCAATACGGTCGGTAGACATGTAATGACTGGCACGATTACATACATCACTAATGACCCATATCCAAGTTAGAAAGGAATAGTTATGAGGTTAAAATTTGGAAACAAATCGTTGGAATATACGCAAGGGGAACATCCGAAAACTAGAGTATTACTTATCAATGATGAAGGAGCTATGTATCCCATCTATTTTGATAAGGAAGCTATTGATAAGTCGGATGCAGAACTGTTTGAGTTAGCACTCGAAAAAATCTATCAGGATAATTTCCCAAACAGAGCAGAAGATGAAAAATTCAATGAAATTGGTAAACGTCTTGCTAAGATTGATGATATTACCGAAGAAGCTACGACAAATCTAGAAAAAGTAAAAGAACAAGTAACAATGTCCGTATCATCCCGTGCGGCATTCTTACAAATCGTTATGACCTTGTACGGGAAGGGACTGCTTACAGATGAAGATTTACTGCAAACTGGTCTTTTTGATGATGAAAATGACGAAGAGACCTTGGAAACTATTTAAAAATAAAGATTGGAGACTTGACATGATGATCAAACTTTACGCAATGGAAATTTTCGAAGGACGTATCAAATTTAAGGAATTGGTATTCTCGGATCTTATCAAAAACAAAATTAAAGCTCAACTTGCACGAATGGTTGAGGACGAAGAACTTTTGGCCGAACTACTTGGAGAGGGGTAATCTATGCATATCAGACCAGAACATGTATATGCGTTAGTTGGGTTTATATCTACGGTAGTTGGATTGTGGACTAATTTCTCAGTCAAGATGACAAAACAAGAGAATCGCATTACTGTGTTGGAGAAGGATATCGAAAACCTCAAAGAATTCAAGGAAAGTGCTAATCGTCGACTGGATAGTCACGATGAACAAAACAAGGCAATCTTAGTTCTTGCCGAACAGGTTAAAAGTATGGGTGAAGATATCCGAGAGCTAAAACGTGTCATTATGAAAGAAGGGTAATAAATATGAAAATTAACTGGGGCGTACGTTTACGCAATAAAACTTTTTGGTGGACACTAGTACCGTTATTGGTACTTTTGTCTCAACAACTGGGCTTTAATTGGGTCCCTGAAAATTGGGAATCAACCTTTACGACGATTATGTCTATCTTGA